CTTTGGGTCAGTCACTTCTTGTACTTCCAATCTACCCATAAATCAAATGCTCTGGCGATTAACATTCCAACCATTAGACCAACAAGAAATGATGTCATACTCTGTGTGCTCCAGCCTTCTGTGCTTGGTCGTATAATAAGAAAGCAAGTCTACAAGCCTTCCAACCTTGCTCAAACCAATAGTGTGCAGCATATTCACCTGTTGCCATAACGTTCTTAAACTCTGGTTCTACATAATCAAATGTATTGAACTCCATTACTACATCCTTTCCTGGACCACTAACTGTAAGGGCTTATTAGTGTTAGCGTCAAGGACCGAAGCAATCTCTACGGCTCTACGGGCGTGTCTCTTTGAATAGGCTAGGTCCATATCAGGTTTGACAATTGAATACAGGTAGCCAAGAGCAAGTTGACCACCAGAACCAATGCCATACGCTCCGTGATTTGCTTGGAAAAAAGAGAGATCACAAGCAATACGAAAGATATTACCGTTAAAAGCAATGAGATAATCGAAGCCATCATCTTTGTCCACCTTGTTGTAGTCGTAGTTGTTGTCGCTAAATGCTTGGATAATACTGGGTATAATTTTCTTTCCCATAAACTGCGCTGGGTCCTCACCTTTATACAGTGGTGGCTTCCAGTTGTAGGAAAGAATATCGCCTGGTCTAGTATCACCTGAAAGACCAATGAGATACTTACCAACCTCAACAATTTTAGGTGTACTGGTTGCTAACGTCACAAGATTATCTTCTGTGATTTGAGAATCTGCGACGAGTACTGCATAGTCAATACCCTCGAGTGCTGCGATTGTTGTCATAATGGAAATCATACTAGAGAGCGGCGTGTCGTCGCGTTAGCGACACTACTGGTTACTACAATATGAGCCGTGAGGCGAATAAAAGAACGGGGTGCCCCGAGGGGGCACGATGGTGCAGTACTGACTGTGCGGTTCCGTCTACCAAGGCTGCCTTTTTCCAGGCATAAACTACCAGAAAAGTTTGGCTCTGATCTACGAGCACTTGGTCCAATACACGTCTGTCCCTGTGGCTCACAAGTCTTTAACATAATGGCATCCTTTGAGGACTACGAACTAGTCTGGTACTTCCTTGATGGTACCTGTGCCAGTTGTGGCAACATTGTTACTGTCCCCTGTCCAGTAGATAAAGATGAAGCACAGAGTATCTAATATCAATGAAGCAGAACGCACAGGAATGTGCTCAGTTTGTGGCCCCACCAAATTAAAGATGCGAGACAAGTCAAAGCCAGTATCAGGTAGATACAGGTGCAATACCGTATACAAGTTTAATCAAATGAGGACTCGTTCTCCTTACCACGCTTACCGTAAAGAGTACTGCGAGCAGTGTGACTTCAAGCCAGTACACATCAGCCAACTAGATGTAGACCACATAGACGGTGATCGTTTTAACAATGACCCAGCAAACCTTCAGACCCTGTGTGCTAACTGCCACAGGCTCAAGACCCACCTTGCAGGAGACAGCAACTCAGGCATAAATTAGGCAACAAAAAATAGGCCCCCATCCCCGAAGGGATGAGGGCCATTTGCCTCGCGCTGGTGGGTTACTTAGACCCACGACCAAAATCTGTGGCAGATGCATCTAGCCACTTGAGTAATGGACCAGCAAAGCCAGCGACTGCTGCCATTGCTAGTGTCTTGAGGTCCGTCTCACCTGCAAGGTAAAGTGCAATAGCAGATGCTGCTGCAGCACGAAACCAAGTGAGTCCGATTTGTTTGAACTGTTCCATTGTATCCTCCTAGGGGGGTTAGGATTTTGTACCGTGCACTTTGCAACAGGTACAAACTTCGGTCTTATATGCCTTCTTAGTAGGCACGGGTTTTATATTGGAAATGATTTGATTAACAACCTTTGGCTGATTCATCCACCAGAACCAAGGACTAGTATCGTCACCACAACCATCGTTAATAGAAATGTGTAAGTGTTTTGTGTGCGGGTTGCTACCAGTATAAGGGCGATTTCCAAGGCGAGCCTTGTCCTTCGACCAAATCTTCTTGTTGAAAATAAGGTACTTAACTCGTTTGTCTTCTTTAAGTTTTTCAAATATGTCACTACAGTCAACCCCACTTTCGGGGTCGTGAGTTAAATCAACTGCATACCCTGTGTTGTGGTCAGATGTTGGACTCTGTTTGATGTGTGCTGCTGATGGCAATAGACCATCCGAGGCTTTCTTGCGAGATGGCTTGATCGCTGTGGCCTGACGAAGTACAGCAATAGCGGCAGGTGTGGCTTTCTTGGCAACAGGTTTCATTATTCTCCATCTTTCTTTTCCTTTGGCTTAGACTTCAATCCATTTCCTGCAAGTACTCCAGCAAGAGAACCAGTAAGAAACACACACAAGGTACTAACAAGATCAATAAATGCAGCATCGTTGGGTGCCTGATCTCCTAATGGTTGTGTGATAAATAGCAGCGCATAGAGCAACGCAAAGACAGAACCAGCAAACACAATGGCTAGTATGATTCCGATAGTTACAATCAGTCTTGCGTGTAAGTCTTCTGGACTTAACTTACTTCTTTGGTTCATCTAATACTCCAGGCAAAGTGTCTTTGGTACAGGTACCAGTAGAAATACATTGTGGGGGATTACACTCAGGCTTTTCCCAATTCTTAAACTCTTGGCAGGGATATCTAACCCAGCCTTGATAACCGCAACCGCTAAGCGTTATTGCGAGAAAGAAGGATGCGATAAATCTCTTCAACCTGTCGCTCCAATCTTGTTACCGAATCTTTAAGTGAACTACCAGAGTTAGGCTTGAGTTCATTGAGGTAGTGCTTAACTAGCCAGCGCACTGCGCCAACAAAGCCACCAATGATTGTCATTACTGCAACAGCAACTGTTGCATAGTCTTGTGCCTGCATTAGACCGTCCTAATAGTTACTAAGAGCAATCCACCGTAGCCAGTGAATCGCTTATCTGATGGTGTGCTGTTTCTAAAATCCATTTCTTCAATGATGCCAAGGTATGACTCACCAGTTCTAAAATCTTGAATCTGGATGGTGTCACCAGCATTTTCTATTAACTCTAGTTGTGACATACGATCATAGGCCGCGCCTTCAAAACCAACCTCTACTCCGAAGTGGTCTGTCTCGTGGTCAAAGCAAGAGAGTGGGTACTGGATAAGTCTCTGGCGTGGTGTTGCAGGCAGGGAACGTATCTGATAACCAGTAAAGAGTGGCCCCTTGGTAACATCAGTTGTTGAGCGAGATAGGGTGAACTGAAATCCAAGATATTCTTGGGCAGTTTGTGGGTAGTTGATATTGATTTGAGGCACTGCAGAACCTTGTGAAAAGTTACCGATAGTGAAGAAGTTATCTAATGAATCAACAGATTGGATTAAGACACCGCCATCTGTGGTATCTACACGAGCCTGCATTAACTTAAATATCTTTGTCTCTAACGTGTTGTAGCGAATGTAACCAGTACGCAGGTAACCAGTTGCTACTAGGCTGGTAGTTGATTCAGCCCAGGTATTATTACCATTGGTAAAGGCTGCTCTATCTGAGTTACCAAAGAATGCTACCTGAGATGCAGTGGTAGTGGTACCAGTTGCTATCAGGTCCCAGGCCCAAGGAAAGAACAGTGAGTTAGCAAGGACAGTAGTGGATAGATCCACACGAACCAACCCTGCTGCACCATCTACAAGGGTTGCAATGTAGGCATAACTATCTCTAAAAGCAATAGCGTTGCAGGGTGCATCTCTAAAGAGCAATGGCCCATACTGGATATCTCCAGTTGCATCAGAGATACCTACTCTAAAACCTAGGCTAGTTGCAAGGATTGCATAGGCACCAAGGTATACATCAAAATCATTGATGCGCTCACCTTGTGGCATATCAATAATAACTGTAGGTGTTTCTAGTGTAGGAAAACCTAAAGTGTTAGGAGTTGTAGCATCTAAGGCAATCTTAAAGACAGATGATGATGTACCGTTTGGATCATAACCTGATACATAGATAGCCTGTGGTCCTTCAGAGATACTAGACCATACCCAACTAGCATTAGGATGAGTAAATAAAGCAGTAGGTAGGGCAGCAGAAGCAGTAGCATTAGGGTCAAGTTCATATAATACGTTTTCTTTAGCCAAGATAAGACGCTGTTTAACATAGCGGATAGTGGCTCTAGTAGTAGATGCTGCTGTATAAATCTCAGCATCTGCTGGAGATGCACCAACTGAACCTTTGTGGACTCTAGTGCCATTGATAAAGTAATAGTTAGAACCATCAGTTGTAAGGCTAAAGATAGTTGAAGCAGTACCTGCTTGGGTAATAGTTGTTGGGGATCCACCAGTAGTAATCTTCTTTAACGCAGTTCCATCTGTTACAAAGATGCAGTCATTGGTGCCATCATTGACACCTATAAGTTGAGCAGGTCCTGTTACACCTGTATAGAAACTAGCAGTGTCATTGAGCAGGGTTGCCTGTCCTCTAGTAAAGACATCTAAACCTTTAGACTCTGTGTACTGAAAGCGTAGCGACTCTTCCTGCTGTGGTTCAAAGAACTTAATGCCAGCGCCAAAGTGGAATGATGATTGGCTTCGTAGCCACCAACCAGTCAGGGTCTGTTCTCCAGCCTCACGTGTCTGGTCAATCTGTTGCTTACGATACTGAGCCGTTACACGGCGATAAGGTGAATCGTCACTGTTCATTAAGAAGAACGGTAGACCAGCAATGGCTATATCGTAAGCCTCACCTGTTGCTGAATAGGTAGCAGAGCCAGAAGGATTGGATAGTACATACGGTATTCCCTCGGTAATATCATCGCCGTATGGCATCTATTCTCCTTATTCTAAAAGGTTGACTAACGATCTAGTTCGACCTTGTGCTAACTGGGTATAAATCTGGGTTGTAGCCACACTTGTGTGGCGCATAAGTTCTTTAACTGCAATCAAATCTCCGCCTGATTTCTCAAGCATTGTGGTTGCGAAGTAGTGGCGAAGACTATGAAAATGCTTAGCGTCAGGACCTAAGATGCGACGCATCTCTTTGGCTGCCCTTGCTGAGAACTTGTTAGCAGTGACCTGCCATAGCCTGTCTAATGTCTTATAGGACATAATCATCTCAGCCACCTTGGGCGCTATTGGGACTATTAGGTCAGTCCCACCTTTACCCTGCACCCGTAGACTGTAGCCCTCATCGTGCTCTATTAGGTCTGAGCCTTTAATCTTGGCTGCTTCCATAGCACGAAGGCCAACCATTCCACCTAGTACAAACCAGTCGTGGTAGAGAGGCTTCGCCTCTGCTAGTAGTTTGGCATACTCAGCCTTAGTTACAGGCTTAGGCACACCACGCCCTGGCTTGACCTGTGGCAGTTCATCTGCTGGGTTGTTACCATTGACTAGGTTCATCTTGTTGAGAGCCTTGTAGAGGCTCCTGTAGCGTGCTACATAGGTAGCCCTAGTGGACTGCTTAGTTACCCGTAGGATGACCTTCTCGACCTGCTCATAGGTAGCCTCAGCAGGGTGTGAACCTAGGCTTAGGATCAAGCGCCAGTCGTTCTTGAACAGTTGCTCAGAGAACCCACTGGTCTTGTACCTATTGTGTAACTGCTCTTTGATCTGCTCTAAGGGTATAAGTTCCATAGGTAGACCATAGCACTAAACCTACACGTTCGGTGTGGATAGTGCCGCTTCTGCTTGTCGGCGGTCATACTCAGCCTTAGTCATTGAAGTGTATTCGTCATTTGTTCCAGCAATAATGACATATTCAATTTCATCATATTCTATGATTGATACATTATCCATTTTTATAACTCCGCACTAAAGCCAATAAAGGCTGAGGTTGAATTGTTGGCTCTTATCCAGCCACTTGAGTTAGTAGTGGCTCCTGAAACTGTTGCGTTTAATCTTGCAACTGTTGGCGATTGTTGGTCACCTGTAATAACAATACTGCTCATATTAAAATCTCCGCCCGTAGTCGTTTGGAAATATGACACTGTTCCGCCAGTATCTATTGCAGTCGGCGCAACTCTCATAGCAACGGGCAGATTTAACATACCTTGCATTGAGGTTGTTCCATTGGCATAAGCCACGCCAAATTGCTGGTAAGCCTGACCAGCACCGAAGCGGAAGTAGTAACGCTGGCAAGCGGCTAATTCTCCTTGGATTGTTCCTGTTGCAGTTTGGAAAGCGGTAGCAACTGAACTTGATTCCCATTGATGCCCCCAGGTATCAATAGTTACATTTTGATAACCAATGGATTGTCCTTCAGTCACGCTTGCGCCTGCACTTAAAAACAACCGCATTGAAAGAGTACTATTGTTATCTGTTCCAATAGTTTTGCCTGAAATTGAAGGTATAGCAACTGTCACCGAATATCTTGCCCAAGATGTAGAAAGCGTTACGGTTCCCGCGTTGGTAGTTACAGTCGCAGAAGGTGAACCACCAGTACCAAAATACTGAGAAACGTTAAAGGCAATTTTTGGAGTTCCGCTTGAAGCCTTAGCCCAGAAAGAATAAGTAGTTGTATCGCCTGCGAAAGTTCTTACACTTTCAACGGCTTGTGCATATCGCACAAAATCAGTCGCTGAGGCTTGACCAGTTATGGCAACTCTATAAAAGTTTTTTCCTTCATAACCTGCAACTGGTGCAGCACCAAGCGTAAAAGTTTCAGCAGTTGTAGTGCTTGTGCCACCTGAATAAACGGTTCGCCAACGGTCAAAATTAAATTCTGCAGTAGTTGTAGTAGTTGTGAAATTTCTTTGATTTACAGAAAAATCACCGTTCATAATTTTATTTTTGCCAGCAGCATAATTTTCTTGATAAGAAAGTCCTGTTGCAGTGGAACTATCTGCTACGAGGCTTTCACCGTTGTTGCCGACAGCCAACCTTGCTGGTGCTGTGGAGTAACCGAATAGATCACCCTTTGCTGTTAAGGGCGAGTTCGCCGTTGTAGGTACGCGACCTGTAGCCATTAGTTTCCTTCTTTCTGTGTCGTGTTAATCTTAGTCAAGTGTTCCACTATGAAAGCAGTAACTTTGCTTCATCGGCAGTTATGTCTAGTTTGGCTAGTAACGCTGCCTTGTCTGCTGCTGCCTTTTGCTCATCTTCTGTTAAAGGTTGAGGTTTTAGCGCATCAAGATAGTCAGCATATTCAGCATCAGTCATTTCTCTATCAATGACTTCATTGGTTTCCATATCGTGGATTCTCATCATTGGATTGCTCATTATTTGACTCCGTAAAGTAGGACTGTTCCTGTTGAAAAGTTGCCGCCTCCGTTTAAGAAAACAAGGCTTGTTACTGCTGAACCTGTTGCTAAAATGCCCCAAGTTTGAAAAGTATTTGCTGCGTTTGAGCCCCAACCTTGAACCAAGATTCTATTAACACTGGTACCAGCATAAGGATTTGCGTAACTCGGAATGCTAAGCGTGTATATATTGCTTTGATCTGCTCTTGCTTGTGTTGGATAATTAACTCCACCGCCAGCAATAGTTCCAAAAGTGCTACCAGTCAAGGTTGTTCCATAATAGGCACTGGTTAAATTATTTGGGCGAACAATGAAGTTGCCGTCAGCAGTTGCATTAGTCATACCAACAATAAAGGCATAAAGGTTTGTGTAAGTCTGGTCAATGCTTGAGATAGTTACTGATGCACCTGAAAGAGTTGTTGTGCTAAGTAAAGTCATACCACCGCTAGATGCGGGCGTAGCCCATTTCAAGCCTGTAGAGGCGGTACTATCCGCCACAAGTATTTGGTCATTAGATCCGACTGCTAGACGGGCTACAGTAGATGCAGCCGTTGCGCTGATAAGGTCGCCCTTTGCTGTAAGGAGCGTAGGTTGAATACCACCTTCAACCGAAGGTATACGTCCAACTGTCATTATACGATCTCGCTTCCAAAGGCATTGAATGAGAATGTTGCTGCTGAGGCATAGACTGTGATTACATCTGTAGCACCTAGAGTCACACCTAGAGTCAGGGTGTCTGAGGCATTACCAGGCAGAGAGACATCATAGGCGATGTACTGCTTAGCGTTATCTGCTGCTGCAGCCACACGCAATGAGATGCGGTAAGTGCCAGCAGTTGCTGTCTGGTTGGTTACTGTCAGCGTAGACACGATTGTCTGTGTAGAGGCTGGGACCGTATAGAGCGTTGTTGCTGTGGTTGCTGCTGGGTTAACTTGCCCAAGCACCTTGTAAGTTGTTGCCATTTATTCTTTTTCCTTTACTGTAGTGTTTGGTTGTTTACCCACCCATTAGAAGTAGGCCACTAAGAGTTCCACCAGAACTGCCAGTTAGCCCATCTTCAAAATTGGTTAGATCATAGGATGTAAGCACGTGCTTCACGCTTGCACCTGCAGTATGTGTTACTGCTGAGGTGCCAGCCTGCCCACGTACAATAGTCATTGTATCGCTTGTTTGGTTGGTGATGAAGACAACCTCTTCGTTAATGGTGTCAACGTCAATAGCAACTGTAAAGACATCTACGTTGCCAGAGGCCAGGGTGACACCACCCATTAGGGCAGTACCTGTTCCTGTTGATACCACCATACTAGTAGCACCAACTGTGGTGATAGCATTTTGCAGCGTAGTGGCTACGCTAGTAGAGGAGAATTTGCTAGTCATTGGTTTTCCTTAACGGGTGTAGTGAATACGGATTGGGTACTTGTCAGCCAACTTCAACGCTTCTTCATTGAGTCGTTGTTGGAACAAGGCAAAGATATAACGAGAGGCAGCAACGCCTGCAGATGATGGGAGTTTAGAATCATTTAGATCGGCCTCAGCACTAGAGAGATTGATTCGTCCAGCGTCAAGGTAAGAGAGTAGTTTGTATGATGCTCCGAGTATGACAACATCCTTAGAAGACTCTGGTAGACCAGTAACGTCAGCAAAATCATCTGTGTTGGCATCAAGAGTGTTTGGCGTGGAGGTATAGTAAACTTGAATTGTACGACCAGGTTGTACGTTCTCATAGATGTTAATTGTATTCTGTGTATTAAAGGTGGCAGTATTTGCCATACCATCTAAGCGCCAGCGATTTACTGGTAGCCATTCTTGGCTAGAGCCTGTTGTCTGCCAAGAGATAAACAAGATATCTTCGCAATCATCAGGTAATGGATATGTAGTCTGAGATGCGTTAAAGGTAAATGTATAAGCAGAGGCAATCCATAACTTAGGATAGAAACTGTTGATTGTGTCGTTAATAGCCTTCTTGATTGTACTGCGAGGAAAGGTAGGAGATAAAGTTACTTGTGCGTACTGGGCGTGTGGTGCTGCAGTTGTTCCCTGGTAGCCACGTCCAAAGCCTGGTATGACGTTAAGAGTATTGCTTGCTGTAGTAAAAGAATCAATCCAGATGAGTTCATCGTCAATCTCAATAACACCTTTAGCAAGGTTATTACTAGATCCGACAGTGATAGCAGTACTAGTGGTGGTTAGACCAGCAGGGTTTGCAACATAAGTAATGCGGTCTTGACGCAGGGCGTAGCCTTGCAGGTTAGCCCGTACTTCATCAACCATCTCATTTAACGTTGGCATTATTTCCTCTCATACCAGCCATCTCCCCATAGAGTTAGCAGTCGTGCAAAGTATTGTTCGTATTGTGGTGCAATAGCATCTAGTGAATACAACGCTACTGCTCTCTTATGTATTGCTACTGGGTCTAGGGCTTTAACCCACTCTGTTGCTACTGCAAACTCCATTGCATTTCTGCAACGATATCCAGTAACACCTTGTGGATTAGTTTCTGTGAATGCTCCCCAGTCTGTGGTAATCGTTGGAGTTCCACAGGTCTGTGCTTCGATAACAACGTTACCAAAAGGTTCTATGTATAGCGTTGGTGCAAATAGGGCAATTGCCCCACCCATTAACTTTGCTCGCTCTTCAGGACCAACTGGTCCTACCCATTCGCCATACTCAATCTTTGGGTCTTTACCAGGTCCTGCCATTATCAACTTCAAGCCAAGTTCTTTACAAACGTGTTGAGCAACGATAATGCCTTTGCGATCTACCATACGTCCTACGTAGAGGTAGTAATCTTCTTTCTTTTCTTGTAGCGGAAACATCTCTGGTTCTAAATAACCAGGAATAACCGCATCATAGAAGTTACCATCTACTAGCGTAGGGTTCTTAAACATTGCATAGATGCTGTGCATCCAAGCGTATGATTCAAAGACCTTGTACTTACTAAATACTCCACCATAGCCCACACCAAACTCTACGCTGATGTGGTTAGGATAAGCCTTAGCAATTGGTTCTTGTGATGCTCCACCGATAAGACAGATAAAGTCTTTCTTCTCTAAGCGCTTGCCTAACTCTTCAATAGCCTTGCCATTAAAGATCTGCCAGTGTGGTAGTTCGTTATTAAACTCTGCCTCAGTAAAGTGCTTACCTGCTAGAGCCTCTTGCTGTTGCTCTTTAGTAATGCAGGTAATTAACTCATCTACTGGTGCTTCGTTATCTTCACTTGCATACAGGTAAACCGTATGACCCAGTGATTTCATCATTATACAAAAGCGTCTAACCTTTTCGGTATAGGCACAGTTGACGTACTCTTTAGTTGTCTGTGTATGGGGCAGGCTGATAACGTGGAATCTCATACGAGAAGTCTACATACCACCCAAGAATAAGGCTACGGGGATGGCATCTGCTCCTGGGCCTGTCGCTCCTGTTGGACCAGTTGCTCCAGTGGTACCTGTTGGACCTGTGGGACCAGTAGGTCCCGTTGCTCCATTTGTGCCAGCAGGACCAGTAGCCCCGACAGGACCAGTGGCACCAGTAACACCAGTAGGTCCAACATCTCCAGTTACTCCTTGCGTTCCTGTGGCTCCGATAGGCCCTGTAGGGCCTGTAGCGCCCGTAGCGCCTGCATCGCCTGTAACTCCTTGTGGTCCTGTGGCACCTGTGGCACCAACGGGTCCTGTGGCACCTGTAGGTCCTACGATACCAGTTGATACAATAGCAACAATAATTTGATGGTTATTAGCAAATCCAGTTGTACCAGTTCCTGCAGATGTAGATAGGGTTACTGGAATCTCAATGTAACCAACTTGTATTGTTGGCGTAGCAGATACTGTCCACTTTTGATAATTGCCAGAGTTGTTCTTGTCTTGTACAAAGATAACATCACTGGTCTTAATTAAAGCCAAGAAGATATCAATATCAACACCATCATCGTTAAGATGATTGATGTTAATTTGTGTAGCAGAAATCTGTGTAGCATTGTTCCATAACAAATCGCCACTTCCAGGATTACCAGATGTAGCACTTGTATTTGTTCTGTAATCGTAATAGTTGGCTGATCCACCATCAGCACCTGTAGCACCAGTTGCACCAGTAGCACCAGTTGCACCGACTGGTCCTGTAGGACCTGTTGCACCTGCTGGCCCTGTAGCACCTATTACACCTGTTGGTCCAACGTCACCTGTTACACCCTGTGGGCCTGTGACCCCTTGTGGGCCAGTCGCTCCTGCAGGGCCTGTCGCACCCGTGACTCCTGTTGTTCCAGTTGCGCCAACTGGTCCCGTAGGTCCAGTAACTCCCGTGACTCCTGTAGCGCCAACAGATCCTGTTGCGCCTGTGACTCCCGTTGCGCCCGTAACGCCTGTAGGTCCTGTGTCGCCCGTGGCCCCTGTAGTTCCAGTAGGACCCGTGGTACCTGTCGGCCCAGTCGGTCCAGTATCTCCTGTAACACCTGTTGCTCCTGTCGTACCAGTAGCGCCAGTTACACCTGTTGCACCTGTAGCACCGTCTGGTCCTGTTGCTCCCGCAGGACCAGAAGGTCCTGTTGGGCCAGTTGCACCTTGGCCGCCTTGAGGTCCTTGATCTTGCGAAAATTCTACCGCTATTTGTGGCGTAATGTTTTCAATAACAATTATTGTGCTCACGTTGTCACCGCTCCTGTCACAATAAATTTGCCTTCTAAGATTCTGGTAACTGTTACACCAGATGTAACTACTAGATCGTAGGCATAACGACCTGCACTGATAGCACCTGTAACTGTGGCACTGAGCGTAACTGTAATACGACCATTGGTTGCATCAAAGACCATATAGCCATTGGCAGTAGTTGCTACTACGGTTGTAGTAGTTGCACCCACAAATGGGCGTACTGTCATAGTGCCTGTGTAGCCAGTCAGGTCTAGAGGTGTGTTATTTTCTAGTATCTGAAACTGAAAATTAAATGTAGTGGCTTGGTCACAAACCAGATTGTATTTAGCACTCACGTTGAGATTGCCCTGAGAGCCTGCGCTGCAGGTAGTTGAGTAGTACTAGCGAGAGCGTTACATACGCCACTATAGTCAAGACGACTGTCACCAGTCCTACCCGCAATCGCATTGAGAACCCCCACTGTGTCTGTTAAGTTTGTTGATACTGAGCGTTGAACTGCCCATTGACGAGCAGCAAGTGCTTCACCAACCATTGCTCCTGGTGCTCGATAGGTGCCACCATTAGCCAAACGATTAAGTTCATCTAATAACGTTGTGCCGTATACTCCTAGTGCCACCTGTGTCTCCTACTTCTTCTTAGTTCGTTTTGCTGCAGCGTTATCTACTAGATTAGGGTATGGTCGCCCTGCTGCTTTTGCTCTCGCCTTTGCTGCAGTCTTCTGCGCTGGCGTTAGAGGCTTTGACTTCTTGTTAGGATTCTTTGTATCCCAGAATGCTACTTTCTTTTTCATTTGCAACTACAATCCCAAGCACGAAGTGACTTGTTTATTCTAGAGTTCGGATCTTTGGCTGTCTTACTAGAAGTGTTCTTAGCCTTCATCCCACACATACGACCACAGAAAGACTTGCGCCTTCCTGCAGACTTAGGAGACTTAGCAGCCTCAGCCTTTTTAACTGGAGGCTTGAGGTTCATCCCCTGCGCTTTAGCAGAGGCACGACCTTTTGCATTTAGGCCACCCTTGGGGTTCTTACCTTCTGCTCTTTGCCACGCTGGAGTCTTTGCCATTAGTTAGCAGGCTTTGCCTTGAGCACCAGTTTGTACTGACTCATAAGTCTCATACTTCTTAGCACCATCGTATTGCTTGTCAGGTGTTGGGTACTTTGTGATGTCTTCTTCGTAGTTTTCCATTACTTCTTCTTCCCCATCTTCTTAATGGCTGCCTTCTTCATCATCTTCTTCTTCATTTCTTTCTTTGCATCCATCTTACCTTTTGCTGTGTATGGAAACTTCTTTCCGTCTACGTTTGGCATTGCATCTCCTTAGTTCTTGAAGGTCATTGAGATCCCATCGAAAGCCTTACCAGCCTCGTTGGAAAGTTTAACTGCTGCATCTATATCTTTACTCTTTGTTGAACGTGGTTCTATGCCTTGCCTAGTAGCATCGTAATAGGATTGTAGTTCCCTATCGTGTTGCTTAGCAGTAGGTAATTCTCTGTGGTTTGCCACTCCTACGCTCAACTCTAGTTCTCCTACTTTGCAACCAAAGCAACCTTCTACATACTCAAGATGCGTGGTGCGTCTATGTAAACTCATACTACTGGGGTCACATAATCGCCGTAGCCAGCATTGATAAGTACCGTTGCTTGGTAATCACTAATCTCGTACTCGTGACCACCAAGGAAGTAATAACTTGCTGCTGCTAATTCATCTTGGCTTGGAGTCAAAGTCAAAGTAACAGTGGTCCCATTAACAATTATTGTTTGACCTCTTGCTACATCTGTAAGGCTTGGAGCAATAGGTCCATCAATAGTTCCACCATTAAAGCGACGACCTGCAAGGCGTGAGTATGGAGTGAACTCGTTATAGTCTGTTCCCCACGTCTGCCACTGGTACGGAGTCGTTAATGTGTATGCCATATCCAACCTTTCCTAAGTAGCAGAGGTGGGTTTGACCCCACCCCTGCCGTTGCACTAGCGGAATTATCCGTTTGTTGCTGCAGACTCAATGCGATAGAGTGCTGCTTCACGAAGGCGTGCAAAGCCTCCGAAGTAGTACCAACCGATTGTGCGGAAACGACGTAGTGCGTCAATCTCTGGACCGATAACGGTTGAGATATCTGCAGCCTGTGCTTCAGCCAATGCTTCACGACCAGCGACGATTGCGCGGTAGTTGTTAGTAAATGTAACAGTACCTGTATCTGCTGCTGAAGTAACGTTAGTTGCTGTCAGTGCATAGGTAAATGTTGTTGTTGATGGTACAGATGCAATTGTAAATGTACCGTTAAGTGTTGTTGCAGTTACGCAAGCAACTGTTACGACCTGGCCTACGCCAAGACCGTGAGCAACTGCTGTAGTAATTGTTGCAACGTTTGATGTCAAAGCAC